ACCCATTTTAGCTAATCCTCTAAGAGCAGCAGGCTGTATATTGTTTAATTTATTAAGTGCTTGAGATATAGAGTTAGCTCCAGCAGCTCCTTTAGCTGTAAGTCCTAACCACGCAAGTACACTTAAAGGTAAGTCTTTTAATATCTCAGCAGTAAATACACCTCCAGCATAAGCTGGGTTATTAGCTAATGTCTTTAAAAGCTTTAGTATTTCACCTTCATCTTCTGTATTTACTCCCCATCTGTCATTAAAACTTTGACCTTTAGCATCCATAGGAGCATCTAAATCTCCTCTTTCTTTATTAAAGACATGTTCTAAATCTCTTTGCATTAGAGCATCTCTTCTTTTTCTTTCTTCTAAATCTTTAAGTTCTTCTTGAGTAAGTTTTCTATATTTACTTAATTCTTCATAAGCTGATATACTATCTTCAAGAGCTTGCTTACCAAACTGTATGCCATTTCTTTGTACATACCACTTTCTTTGCTCGTTGTCACTAGCTCCTTTACTTAACAACAAACCAGTTAAGCCTGAAGTAAACCAAGAGCCTATACTTTGATGTCCGCCTATAAACCCAGAGTTGTAGTTATACTTCTGGTTCATAGGAGGATACATAGCAAGCTCTGCTCTTACTTGCGCCTCTCTTTCTTCAAGTGTTTGTAAAGGTAAAGCCATTTACATAAAGTTGTTAAAGTAAGATTCCATATTACCTGATGTAATCTGTTGTCCATCTACAGTTATAGTAGAACCTTGATACTGTTCTTCTACTTGGTCTGGAGTATGTTTCCATCCACCTGAACCACCTTGTCCACCAGCAGATACTGTATATTTATATTTCCAAGTACCCATCTTACCGTTGTGCATGCCTTTAAAATCAGGTCCAGCAGGTGAAGTTACAGGATTAAACCCTTTAGGTGTTTCATCTTTAGGAGCTGGAGTATTATCACCCTCAGTTTCTGTAGAAGTACTTGTAACTACAGGAGTATCAAAAGCTTCAGTTTCTGCGGTAGGTGTTTGTATAACACCAGCATCTTGAGCAGCTCGTTTGTTTACATATAAATCTTGTTGCGTACTAATCCATGTATCTAAATCATTTTGGAATGACTTAGCATCTTTTTGTTTCTTTCTAGCCTTAGCTATAATTTCTCTAGCTTTAGCTAAAGTAGTAGGTGGATTATCAGCATCAAATTCAAAGTTATGTCTTTGTAAATAATATTGAATGTTAAGTGCTAAGCCTTCATTAGAAGCATCTCTTTGAAAGTCTTTCATGTAAATACTAGCTTTGCGTTTCTTCATAGCTTCTACTTGAGCATTTTCTGTAGCTAATTCTGTCTGTACAATATTAGCTTCTGTTTGCGCAGCTTCTAGTATTTGTTTTTGCAACTCAGCTGCTTTTTCAGGAGCTACTGCTCTTATTCTCTGTAAAGCTTTTTCTCTACCTTCAGGAGTTGTAAAATCAGAGCTTTCATATATCTCTTGTAACAAGTCTTCTTCATCTTTAAAACCCATCATTTTACCTACGCTTTGAAATAAACCACCATACGCAGAGTAAGCACCTAACATAGGCGCATTAGTATATCCTTCAGAGGTAGCTACTGTTACATCTTTAGGGTTAAAATCAAACATTCCCATTATCTATCTCCTTTTAAAATCGACGACCGCCCGGTGGTAGTATAGCACCAGAAGCTTCAAAGTTATTTACTACTCTACCTTGCGATGTTCTTTGTCCACTATCACTATAACCAGTAGCATTACCGCTACCAAACCCTTTAAAACCTCTTAAAGCATTACCCATACCTCCGTATCTGCCCATAGTAGCATTAGCATTAGTTAAAGCAGCTCCAGATAAATACTTAGAACCCATAATAGCTGCATTACTTAACATACCTCCAGTATCTACTCCTAATCTAGCGTAATCTAAAGGTAACTGTCCTAAAGTAGCTGCCCCAGATACATCCTCTGATATCCTATCTCTGTATCTATCTATCATATCTTGTACTCTATCGCTAGCTGATTGTCTAACTTGTAGATTAGTAGTGCCTTGAGCTTCTCTTAATCCTTGCATTTGACCCATACCGCCAGTAGAACCTAACATACCTCTAGCTATTAACTGAGCATCTAAAGCTTCTCTTTCTGCTTCTTGACCCGGAGCAAGCAAAGCCATCTGCTGGTCATAGTATCTGTTTTCTGCTGTAAGTGGGTCAGCCTCTATACCTGCTAAATATCCTCTATTAGCATCGGCAGAAGATATCATAGCATCTTGCTGCTTTTGGAAAGTTTCAGATAAACCTAATCCTATAGCCTTACCTTCATTATCAAACTTAACACCACCAAGCGAGCCAGCTACATTGTAAGGATAAGAACCTTCTAAAGCATATTTAGCTGCTGCTTCTTGTCCTGCTTGATTTTCTGCTGCTGCTTTTTTAGCTCCTTTAGCTTGTAACGCACTTCCTATTGCGCTTGCTATTAAACTCATTGCGTCTGCCATTCTATTCTCCTATGCTGTGCGTTTCCACATATACACTACGATATATGGTTGTACGATGTCGTGACTGTGTGCTCCACCACCACCTGAAGCTGGTATAGTTTGAGTACCCGATAAGTGTTTACTACTACCTCCATTAAGACCAGTAGCAGAGCCACTTTCTCCAGTTACTATGTTAACTGTATGTGTATGGCTTGGTAATTCAGCAGTTGTAAGTGTATGACTATCTGTCTTAGCGCCACCTGTTTCTTCAGCAGTATTAAAATCTGAATCACTAGCATTAATACCTACTGGAACTCTGCCTGCTCCAAATGCTGCCCAAGTACCCATTCCTAAAAGGGTAGCAGGAGCGGTACTTGATACTGTTGTAAATATAGAGCCTACTGGGTATACAATTGCATTAATTGCTGCTGCGTCTAAAGCTGCAACTGCTGTTGTTACAAAAGCTGTACTTGCTGCTTGTGTTGTATTTGTTCCTTGTGCAGCAGTAGGTATAGTTGGCACACCAGTTACAGTTAAAGTACCTGCTACTGTTGCGTTGTTACTAGCAAAATCTTCACTAGCTGAACCATTGGTGTCTGCTTTAGAATTAACTGCTGTTCTTACTGTTGTAAATTCAGTATTAAAATCAGAACCAGATATGACTTTCGCAGCATCACTATCTGAGAGAGCATCTTTTCCTGACCAATTGACTGCTAAAGTATAATTACTCATCGTATTTTTCCTTGTAAAGATATAATTGATAAATCTTGAATAGAAGCATCAAAACCATTAGATACAATATTCATGTTTATTTTTAATGTTTTAGCTCTACCTGTTAATGGAGTTGTGTATTCTTGTAATCCATATATAGGTGTATACTTAACATCACCCCATAAAGAAGTAGCTGCCCCATATAAAGCAGTAGTGCTAGTAGCAGCAGGATTTAAAGATATTTCAGTTGTACTAGACGAACTCATACTATAATCTTTATACCATCTAACTCCTAATGTAGCTCCTGAGCCACCTTCTAGTACTAGTATTAGTCTTTTTAAAATAGCTGAAACTACCGCGTCACCCATAGGTATCCATATGGAACTAACATCAGAGGAGATAGGAGAATTAGTATAACTAGCTGCTGAATCAACCCAAGCCAAATCCGTATCAAAGTATCCTTCATAACCTGCTATGCCTCCATCCTTTTGCCCTACTAATAATCCAGAGTATAATTCTGTTTGTATCATACTAGCTGGCTCCCTATCGCTATCAAAGCTCCATGTTGTTATTCTAGGTGCTTTATTAGGAGTCATATGTTTAAAATCAAAAGCGTAGGTAATATTCTTTTCAGTAAAAGTAAGTATATATACACCTTCGTCTTCTAAATACACAGACTTAACAGCAGTACTTTGTCCTATGTTTCTTATTAAAGTATCTTTTATATTAACACTATAGTCAGTTAAAGGTACTTTGTCTTTTTCTGTAGTACGATTAAGTGAGCGTAATCCTGTAGCTGAAAGAAATACTAAATCATCTCCTACTGCTTGTACTGAATCTCTATTAACTAAACCTACACCACTAATAACTTCATTTAATGACATATTAGTTACATCATCAGGATTGTCATATATAGCTATGTTGTTTTTACCAAAGATAACTAATTGTCCAAAGAAAGGAGCAATGTTTACTATCTCGTCATTATCCCAAACTTTCTTTAAGTCTAATAATCCTGAACCTGAACCTGTATAATCATCTCCATCTAATAAAACAGAGTAATACATTACAGCTTTTTCTTCTGTTACGCCTCCTACAAACATTCTACCATAAAAACCCATACCACAGCTAGGGTCAAATGTAGTTAAACCTGAAGGCTTAGTACTATTGTTAAAA